TCCTAGATACAGAGTAAAGTGTCAGGGCAGAGGTCCTAGGACTAAACATGCTCGAGCTGCTGGTTTACATCCAAGAGCTTATGACAGATCTATTCCACTTTCAGTAGCTGAAAGAATGGATGTCTATATATATCAGATATGAGAGTCCTAGTAGAAAACTACGGTGATGCTCGTATCTTTATGGATAGACCATTTGGATATAAAAGATTTCATGTTGAATGGAAAGACGGAAGAACTACATTATATTCTGGTCTTTGGTATAGCAAAAATAAAGTTAAAAAATTAGTGGAGGCACAACTAAATGAGCGAATTTAATTCAAGAGTTGAAAGACAAAAACTTCTACTAGAAGCTGAAGAATGGGCTAAAGGTGTTAAGTCTCTACATACACATAGATTAAGTAGTATGTGGTATGATACTAGACCTGAAGATACAATTGATGGTCATGTTACTGATACACAATTTAATGATGGTCTTATAACTAGGCACAAAAATAACAAATTAATTCATACCTTTGGTGTTGCAATAAAAGGTGAAGAACTTATTAATGCTTATTGCAGAGGTGGATTATGATTGATAAAAAAATATTAATAGCTGATAAAATATTATCTACCTACTTTTCAGCTGAAGACAATTTAAGAGCTCAAACATTCTTAGATAAGAATAATAATTATGGTGTCAGATTTTTCAAAGAAAATGTCTGGATTACCGATGAACTATATGAAGGTCATAGTGAAGTATATGCAGAAAATGCAGCTGAAAACTATGTTTTAGGAGTGAAACATCTTTCTATACGTTCATAATTTTCGCTCTCCCTCGACCAAATTAACTCCTTATCACAATGCGGTCGAGTGGAGGGCACCTATTTTATAAGGAGTAAATATGGCAAAACAAAAACGATTAAAAAATGCTGATGAAGCATTCATGGGAACAAGACCAAGTTATGGTCCACACAATCCAGTTCCAGAAAGTAAAGAAGATAGAGATAAAGAGTATCGAAGAGCTACTCATTGGTTCTACTATTTTGAAAACAAAAAGAAGTCAGCAGAGACTGTATTAACTTATTGTAAAACTCATCTTAAATTTAGTAAGCAAAAACTTATTAACATTAAAAAGCTTCCTGATTACAAATTTAGAATGGGAACCTATCAACACATTGAAATGATAAACAATGGGTGGGTAGGATTTCCTCTTACTGAAGAACGTATCAATGAAATAAATCAACGTCTATATGATGCCGAAGCTGCTGGTAAATTAGTAGTTAAAGAAGATGATAAGAAACCAAAACCAGTAGTTATTCCACCTGCTGTCAGGATGTATAACAAAGTTTTAGAAACTATTTGGAATGACTTTGATACTATGGTTATTGATAAATGGATGGATGGAGAATTCGATAAAAAGAAGGTTATCTTTCCAACATATAGTCTACTACAGCTTCACAAAATAAAAGGTGCTGGATTAAATATATTTAAAGAAAAGATTCAATTTGAACTTGATTTGGTATATGATTCGTATCACAAAAAATGTGATCAAGCTGTAGAAGCTTATTCTCATATTAAAAAAGGCGACCAAAGAAAAATGTTGGATTTATTGAATGGTATAATTGAAGACATTGAACGTATGAGAACTAATTCAAAAGCTACACGTATACCAAGAGCTAAAAAGCCTAAGGCATCTGATAAGCAAGTAGAAAATTTAAACTATAAACCAGATGATAATGATGCTAAATTAGTATCAATAAATCCTATCATGATTCCCGGTAAGAATAAATTATTTGTGTATAATACAAAAAATAAAGTTTTATTCTCTTATGAAAATGATTCAACAGCTGGATTTGAAGTTAGAGGATCAACAGTATATAATTGGAATGAAAATACTTCTATTTGTACTACATTGAGAAAGCCCGATGATGTGCTTCCTCAGATATTAACTAAGACTGAAAAGCAAATAGATAAAGTTTTATCAAGTCTTACTACCAAAGTTAAAAAACCAACAGGTAGAATAAACAAAGACTGTATTCTATTAAGAGTACTTTAATATGTATGGACGAATTAGATCATAAAATAATGACTAAGAAAAGGTTTACTAAAGCTGTAGAAGCATGTGTTATAAGAAATAATATGAGCTATCTAGATTCTATAACATATATCGTAGAAGAACGAGGTATGGATTATAGGCAAGTGAAAAAATTACTTTCACCAGCTTTAAAAACTAAGTTAGAAGTTGAGGCTGAAAACTTACATCTTATCAGAGCAAAAAAGAAAAATATATTACCATTGTGATAGAATTAGCAAAGCTAAACAATAGTGAATATGTCTACGGAACTTATGAAGAAGTAGAACAATACGCTGAAGAAAACAACACTTGTGTTGATAGGTATTTGGACCATGTAAATCCTTCTACTGTATATAATCAATTTAAGTGGGTAGGAAAGGGACTATCAGATCCTTATGCAGTTTCAGTTCCTTATGACTATCAGAATTCTAAACCAGATGGTACATTTAATACTCGTGGAGTAAATCAAGAAAAATGGTAGATCCGTTCGAATCATATAAGTTATATCAGGCTTTAAAGCTACATTTTGAAGGTAGTTATGATGCTATCAAATATAATTTTAAGACTAATGCTTCACCTAATTCTTTCTTTAAACGTAAAGACAAATACTTTTTTGCTAAGATAGCAAGAAATCAAAAAGATTTAATGAACTATTATGTATTTAATTTTATAGAAGATGTAAAATATATTGCTGACATGGAAGATAAACACTATGCTAAGCATAAAAAAATACATGATTCTTTAACAAGAACATTCCAAGATGATATAAATAAACTATCAGAGGAACATTCTTTTGATGAACTATTGACTGCAGGGGATAACAACCAAGCGCCAAAGATCATTGAGAAATGGATGCATGAAGAAATAACGTTGGAAACAATTGTTATCATGAATGCATTAACAAACTTTGTACATTGGGAAGGAAAGAAAATAACCGAAACAATCTTTTGGCCTGATCTTTCCAGAAAGATTACAAAGTACGAACCTTTCGTTAAATACGACAGGGAAAAATATATTAATATTGTAAAAAAAGCCTTTACATTAAGCTAATTTTGTGATATAATATATGGTATATATTATGAGTAAAGTGGATAATTCAGTAAATACAATGCAATACGGAGAAATACAATGTCATTTGCAAATCTAAAGAGCACACGAGGCTCGTCTATCGACCAACTCGTAAAAGCTGCGGAAGCAGTTTCAACTAAAACAGAAACGAAATCATATGCGGATGATCGCTTCTGGAAACCTACTCAAGATAAAGCTGGTAATGGTTATGCTGTTATCAGGTTCCTTCCTGCAAAAGAAGGTGAAGACTTACCTTGGGTACGATATTGGGATCATGGGTTCAAAGGACCTACTGGTTTATGGTATATCGAAAATAGCTTAACTTCAATTGGACAGCCGGATCCAGTAAGTGAATCAAATGGTTTACTTTGGAACTCTGGAAGAGAAGAAGATAAGCAAACCGCTAGGGATAGGAAAAGACGATTACATTATGTGTCTAACGTGATGGTGGTTAGTGATTCTGCAAACCCTGATGCTGAAGGTAAAGTATACCTTTACAAATTTGGTAAGAAAATCTTTGATAAGATTATGGACCAAATGCAGCCTCAGTTTGCTGATGAAGAACCAGTAAATCCTTTCGATTTTTGGGAAGGTGCTGACTTTAAGATCAAAATCAGAAAGGTCGAAGGTTGGACAAACTATGATAAGTCTGAATTCTCTGCTCCTGCTGCCGTAGCCGGTGGTGATGAAGCAGCTTTGGAGGGAATATATAACAAACTATATTCTCTTAATGAATTCACTAAACCTGAAAACTATAAAACTTATGCTGAATTAAAAGCTAAGTTGAATAGAGTACTAGGTGTAGATGCTGGAGCTTCAATGGCTCCGGAAGATATGCAGTACGCACCTGCTCCCAGTGAAGTGGTAGCAGATCCTGAACCTATGGCAGAAACTGCAGAAGGAAATGATAATGATACATTATCTTACTTTGCTAAATTAGCTCAGGATAATTAACTATAGGAGACCCGGTAAAGTCGTAGGGAAATAAGTAGAGTCGATTGGCGTCCTTCCGCTCGGATAAAGTAACGAAAACCTTTACACATAAGTTACAGAGTAAATTGCCCGAAGCCTCAACTGCAGTTGGGGCTTTGTTATTTCTAAAAATCGTCTTGAAATCTTAAACCGCGAGCAGTTTGAGAAGAATTACCTAAACTAACATTAATTTGTTGAGATCTACTTTGTTTAATAGAAGAATCAATTACAGCTTGTTGTGATACTCCACCACCTCTTCTACCTCTACGATTAGTATTACTTTCAACTATAAGTTCTTCACCTTGTTCTGATCCAGCTCCTACTACGTCGGTAGATGGAGGTATTAGTTCACCTGTCTTATAATCTACGCCAGCATATTCATATGCACCAAAGGCATTAAATGCTTTAGCTGCTACACCTTTTAATCCTCCAGCAGTTGGATCTGGCAGTATACTTCTTACAATTGATTTGATTACTTCTTGGATTTTCTCTTGAATATTTCTATACAACATAATACCATCTACTACGGTTTCAATTATACTACTGATCATATTCATAAACTTATCAGGTATACTTGTTATGAAATTACCAATACTATCAACAATACCAATCATACCACTAAGAATACTTTGAGCAAAAGAATTTATTCGATCGAATACTAGTTTAAAAATATCTTGAAAAGAGAAATTTGTTATGGCTTTTATAATAGGATTTTCTTTATCTATACCAAAGAGTTTTCTTATTATAAAAGTAAATGCATTTTTCAAAAAATCTAATGGTAAAGCAACAAATCCAACTAAGAATCCTTTTAGACCACCAATAATTCCAGCAAGAAGCTTACTTCCACCTCTTTCTCCTTCATCTTTTACGCCTGCAATAACACCAGTTATAGTATCAATTATACCAAAGAGAACAGTAAGTGGTAAAAATATTCGACCTAATGTTCTACCAAAGTTTGCAAATGCCGTTAATCCTGTTTTGAAAAATGTAAAAAATGGATTAATCGTCGTAGCAATTGTTTTTCTTATTCCTTTTAGAACACCAGGACCTTGCCTAGGAAGACCGGACCCACCAAAAGCTTTAGCAATAGATTCAAAAGGAGCAGTTAGATCTCTAATTATATTTCTAGTAAGACGAAATGGAGCTGCAGCTGCATTACCTAATAGCTTAGTAAATCTTTGGAAACTTTCACCAACCTGAGTAATAAAGCCACCAGTTTTAAACATAGCTAATTGTTTTGGTCCCTTTTTAAAAGGAGCTAATATTGAATCAAAAAATGCACGAAATGTAACACCAACTTTAGTAGCAAAATTTGTAATTGTTTTTATTTGTTTACCAAAGAAATTTTTAAGTTGATTAAACTTATCTGGTATTATTTGTAATGATGGGAAACGTTTAAGTAATGTATTACCTAGAAAACTGAAAGATTTACCTATTATTTTAAAAAGACCAGTAATACTATTTAATACTCTAGGAGCAACAGATTTTTTAATAAATTCTCCAAGACCTGCACCAAATCCAACTACTATACCTATTAAACCACCAATTATAAGTCCTAAACCTGCTAATGCTTTTTGAACGAATCCTTTCGGTGCTATGGCATCAAATTGTTTTTCTGTATTATCTGCAATAGTTTCTAATAAATCATTAGTTTGTTCAACTCTTTTAGCAGCTTCTTTCTGATTTTCAATTTCTTTTAAAGACGAACCTTCTATAAGTTCAGAAGACATTTTATGGAAAGCATCAGATAGTTTATTGAACCCAGCAAAATTAGTTTTAATTAATGCATCATATGCAGTAAGTTCTCCTACTACAGCCTGTTCATAATTGTTTTTAAAGGCAGCTAATTTTTCATTAATGTTATCTAATATACCACCATCATCATCGCCCTTATCTCTAGGTTGAGGTGCACTTTGCCTTTGTAGATCTGCGTCTCTTTTTATATCGTCAGCCATTACTTATCACCATTGAATGATTTGCTTGATTTACTAGTACCAGCATATAGTCCAAACCATGCTGCTCCAGCTCCTACTATAATACTAATTAAGCCTGATTGTTCTAAGGTTGGATCTTCTAATCCCATAAACCACATGGTTGCATAGTATAACAAAAAGATATATACACTTAAAAAAGCTCTAGGGAATATTCTCCAGGCATCAATAGCTTGTGCTAGATATATCCATTTTTGATATGGATTCTTAGTTGAATCAACTGTTTTAGTATCAACTTCCAATTCAATTTGAATTGTCTTTTTTTCTATTTCACTCATCGGTTCATTTTCCTTTCTTGTTCAGCTTGTCTTTTATTCTCTTCTTTAATGTGGTCCATTAGAAGAGTTACATATATCTCCCTCTCCCATGGCAACATATTATCTAGTTCTGCTAAGCTATAATTATGATGCTGCATCATTGCAAAATTTGTCTTGTAATGGTTTACTAGACTATCATGCGAGAGGCTTAGGTAAAAAAACTTTGAATACCTCTTAATTCATGTAAATTTTCTGCTTCACAATGTGCACACTTAAATTTAATTTCAGTTTTCAGTGCTGGCATATCGTTAAAGAAGCCACCTAATTTAGCAAATTGTTCACTATTCATTCCATTGATAAACTCTTCAAGTTCTTTTTTACTTAAGCTATCAGCTTCATGAATCTCATCACTATCAAATATAGACATTATACATTCTTGTAACAATGCCATGATACCATCAATCTTTTCAAGTTCTTCTGGTTTAAACCTTTGTATGTCTTTAAATGATGGATACCTCATTTGTAATCCAACATCTTCAGTAAGCATAACCACTAACTTTTCTTGATCAATTTCCGGTACATCTATTTTATCCAAGTCAAGTTCAACTGGATTTTCAGTACCACATTCAGTGCATTTGATATTAACATCTATTCCTTCACCTACCGACTTTTGTCTAAGGTTTATAAACAATAGTTCAACATCAAAAACAGCTAAGTTATCAACATCAACATCGTCCATAACACATGCTTGAATGATATCTTTTACAGCCTTAAGAATCATTTTTTGATCATTTGATTCCATGGCTAACATTAGTATTTTCTCTTCCTTAACTAAATAAGGTCGAAAGGATACATCCTTACCTAAACCCGGTACGTATACGCTATAGGTTGCGGTATTTAACTGTGGTAAAGCCATAATATTTCTCCTATTTTACCAATTCATTATAATATATTTATAATCCTATCTGCTACAGATCTAGCAGCTACTCCTATGGAGCCAAGAGAATTAATAGTTTCAAATTTGTCATATGAAAATGTAACACTAAAAGTTTGTGGAGTATTTTCACTTTCATTAGATAATGTTATTCCAGTATTTGATGATGGAAATGCATTTTTTAACACAACAGAATATATTGGTAAGTTTCTTTCTTTGTCCAATTGTTGTATTAGTACATCACATGTATATTCACTCTTATAGCTTACATTGTAATTAGCAACATCGAATATTTGTTCTTGCCAATTGTCAAACATGTTTCTAATAAAATAATCTTGAGTGATATGGAATTCACATGTAACATCTTCATCTATAAATCCAGTAACGTATTTATGCTGCTCTTTATGAGCTTGATACTCAGCAGTTTGTATTTGTCTTCCGGGAAGAGATGCTGATTTACACATTAGTGAGATATCTCTAGGGTCATTAATAAAATTCTTTATTGAAATAGACCCAGTTGATATAAGACCAGATAATAATGTACCACCATCTAAGTTAGCTAAAGAAAGCTTAGGTGGTGTAAAGATTACGTTGAACCTGTTTTGCATGGCTAAACCACCATGCTTTTGTATTGTTGATTTTAAATCGTCTATTGAATTAGCCATGGTTATACCTTATATGCATCTCTACTATATCTCCAAACACTTTCATCTTTAACTTTCTTGAATTGTTGTGTTGGCATAAATACTGCAATTTCCCAATCAGTCATTGGTACTCTTACTATTTTTGATTTAACATTGCTAGCAAGATATTGTTTAAAACAAGGTCTGAATTCTTTATACTTATTAGCACTTTTTATAGCATCATATCGTAGTCTTGCTAACCTGGTTGAGTCTGTTACTTTCTTTGGTGCTAAGTCCATTAATCTATCAAGGAACAATGCCCTTACATTAGGGGAAAGGTAGTGTAAATTAAGTCCTTGAAATCCACCTTTAGTAGGTTGAACTAATATGGTTAGTGGAAATTTATCATAATATGGCAATTCGTTTTTCATCTTAGGATCATAGAAATACATAATCATATCACCAATCTTAGGATTAGCAGTAGGGTCTAAAGCATCGTCATTAAGTAGCTTATTTCTATTGACTGTACCTAATGCTTTTACTTGCTTTGAAAACCAATTACGAGATTTATCTGTCCTAGCTTGTACGCCAGCTCTAAATGCTCCCGCTTGTAATGTATCGAATAAACTTGCCATAGTACTATTTATATCAAGACTTAAGGAGTTTGATGCCTAAATTCTTTAAAGTGTCTTCAGTCCATATTTGAAACTTCCAACCTTTATGAGAAGCAAAGTCATTAGCTGCAGTCCACTTAGAAGTATTCTTAATGTAAGTTGTTACTTCATTAAGGTATTTCTTAGTCTTACGTGATGGCTTCTTTGGTACCGTTGTTTGTTTTTTAGGCTTGATTTCAACTAATATACATTCACCATTGTCCATTTCTATGAATAGATCTATAAAATACCTATGGATTCTATTGTCTGTTTTACACTTATATGGTATAACTACCTCTTCAGAGTTCCAAGATTTCACTCTAGAGTTTGATTCACACCATTTGAATGTTTGTCTTTCCCATAAAGAACGATAGACAACCTTATTATAGTCACCTAAGTACTTTTCAGGCTTTTTTATTTTGTATTTGCCTTTGTAACTCATATAAATACTCTTATAGTTTATAAATAGTATAGTTATTTATATAGGAAACAATATGATATCAGGTAAAAAAGCATTAGAAGAAGTTAGGAATAAATTAGCTGCTAAAGCTACTAACTCTAGAAATAGAGGACCAATTCTTAAGTATCCTCTTAACCTAACAGAAAAGGATAATCAAGAGTTAATTAGATTTAGAATTGTAGATAGAAAAACTCTTGAAGATCAAAGGACAATATATCTTTATTCACCTCCTGGCCTAGCTATATCAGATGCAGCTGGTTATAATCAGGCTGATCTTGGATTAACAGGTGGTACAATAGATGCAATTGAAGATACTGCAACTGGTGAGAAAGAACTTAATAAAGGTAATCTTATAGCAGATTTAGTATCAGCTGCAACAACAAAAGCAGCAGGTAGTTTAGGAACAGCTGGGCAAGCCGGAATGATAGCGGGAGGTATAGCTTCTAATCCATATACTAATGTACAATTTACAGGTACTAATTTAAGATCATTTGCATTTGCATTTAAGTTAGTGGCTGAATCAGAAAAAGAATCAGACGAAATTAAAGACATAGAAAACACATTTCGTAAGTTCTTATATCCTAAAAAGGCTGGATCATCAGAATTCTTATTGGAATATCCGCCTCTATTTAAGATAGAATTTATGAAATTATCAGGTGGAGAAGCTAGGCATAACAAGTATATGCCATTCATTCAATATAGTTATCTACTAAATATGACATCAACATTTAACGCAGCCACAAATATATTCCATAGAGGTGGTGCACCCACAGAATTAGAATTAGCTTTAACCTTTCAAGAGTCTAAAGCTCTTAAGAGAGAAGACTTATACGGAGCTCCAGAGGAGTACAATCAAGCAGAATATCATAGACAGTTTGATCAACCATTTACTATACCTCCATCTGAAACTACAGGAGATCAATAATGGCATACTTTAATTTATTTCCTAAGGTTGGATATGATTTCAATCGTGATGGAGTCATACAAAATGTAGTAGATATCTTTAGACATGTACGTCCATTACAGAATTTTGTAGATGAAATCAATACTTATAAAAAGTATAGTATACCCAATGGACAACGACCCGATATATGTTCACAAAAACTATATGGTACTCCTGATTATTATTGGACATTCTTTTTAATAAATGATTCATTACATGATGGAATGGCTTCATGGCCCATGTCACAGGAAGACTTATTCCAATACATTGAAACAGAATACAATGGAATAGCTGTTGAAACTAGGCCGGATGTTGTACGTAATAGTGATGGTGGTATAACAGATTTTAGAGACTCATTGGCAGGAAGATTTAATGTGGGTGAAAAAATTACGGGTGGTACATCAGGAGCAACTGGTACACTTACTAAGAAGGATATATACCTGAATCAATTAGTAGTACAAAATGTAACAGGTACTTTCCTAGGTGATGGAGTAGGTAACAGCAGAGAGGTTGTTATTGGAGCCACAAGTACCGATTCAGTTAACAGCTGGAAGATATGGAATTATGCTGATGCTCCTCATCATTGGTATGTTGATGGTGATACAACAGAGACACAAGTATCTAATGCTAATTTCTTTTCAACAACAGATAATGCAGAAACTAATTTAATCCTTCAAGTGGGTTCAGTAGCCGCACCTGTATATACATCCAATAGAAACTATCTATTCGATTTAAATGAATCCAGGTCAAAAATAAATATTATAGATCCAAATTACATTGAAAGATTTGCTGAAACATTTGAGGATTTAATCAATGGCTAATCAGCCGATTACACAGTATAAAAGAGACTTTATTAGGTTATTTCCTAATGGAAACTATGATCCACAAGGCCTATTTGGTACGAATATGGCCAAATTCGTTGACATTAAAACACTCGTAACTGATATAACTATCACCGAAAGTTTATACCAATCATCAATAATATGCACTTTAAATGTATTAGATGGCCTTAACATGTTAGAAGACTTGCAATTAGAGGGTGACGAAATCATTGAAATGCAGTTATCTAAGGATACGCCAGAGGGTAAGATTAAGTATAAACATGTATTTGTGATTAGTGATATCATTAATTACGTACGTCCAAAGCCAGGTGTTCAAACATATCAGCTGATTTGCGTGAGTGAACATGCTTATCTTAATCAGCTTATGAGATTAAATCGTAAGTTCGAAGGTAATATTGGTACGTTAGTAAAGAATATTCTAGTAAAAGATCTTGGTGCAGTAAGCGATATTGGAGAGATTAGTAGTAGTACACACGTTATTAAAGGTATATATCCCAGTCTAAGACCAGTTAATGCCATACGTTGGCTCACGCGTAATGCATTTGACGATGGTAATCCATTCTATTTTTATGAAACATTAAAAGATAATAAGCCTGGTACAATATTCTTTAAGTCATTAAAAGAATTAGCTGCAGAAGATGTAGTAGCAGAGTATGAGCATAAGCCATACTATAATGATATTAATCCTATTGATGATAAAGATCTAAAAGAACAAAGAAAAAAGATATTATCCATTAGTACTCCAATAGAATCAGCAGTATTTGCACAACTTAAGAAGGGAGCTTATGGTTCAGTGCTTAGTAGTATTGATATAGCAACCAAAACAGTAGTAACAGATAATGAATATAGGTATGATGATTCGTTTGTTATAGGAGATAATAAGTTTAGATCGTTTAAAAAGGATAAGAAGTTCCTAGAAAAGGCATTAAATGAGTTTCCTTTTGCTAAATCCTATAATGCATCACTTAATAGTTTATCCTTTAGTAATTTTAACAATTACCATGATGCAACATCTGGTAACATTCAAAATGCATCATCAAAAAAGGCGTGTATGGAGGCGTCCCAAATAAACGTAAATGTGTGTGGTGATCCTCGTATAAGGGCTGGAGCTAAGATACGGCTTAAGATACCTAAGAGTCTCGACGCAGAGTTAAATAAGAGCGGTAAGTCAATAGATCAAAACAAAAGCGGAGTGTATATTATATATGATATAGAACACAGCTTTAACTTAGACTTTGAGTATACAATGAGCCTACAGTGTAAGAAGGATACGAGTAATATAGATTATGATAAAGAGGTAGACGTATGAGAGCAGACGATTTTATAGGACAAGAGTTTACTTGGTATACAGGTATTATAGAAGATATTGATGATCCACTCAATCTAAATAGAGTAAAGGTCCGTTGTATAGGGTTCCATTCAATGGATAAAGCTGTAGTATCAACAGATGATCTACCATGGGCTACAGTTATAATGCCAGTAACGAGCGCTTCTATTAAAGGTAATGGAGGTAACCACCACTTAGAAAAAGATTCATGGGTGGTCGGATTCTTTAGAGACGGATCAAGCGCTCAAGACCCTATGGTAATGGGATCAGTTGCTACACAGACAGGAGGGACACAAGACATCCCTACGGAGTCCTCTGTGGATAACAAAGTTTATCAGTCAAAGGCAGGGCATCTAATAGAAATAGATAACTCAGACGGCTCAGAGCGCATCAGTATTAAGCATAAAACAGGATCAAAAATAGTATTTAATTCAGATGGAACAGTATCTATTATAGCAAGTAATATAAAACTCAACGCGTAACCATGTATTATAACATATATTATAACAAATGTAAAGGCCTTTTTTCAAGACAAATGGGCGGTTATATTAGAGCCGAAAAGGCCGCGGCGGTATACGGTGGGCTAGCATATCTCGGCCTCAGATTCATTTCAGAAATTTTCAGCAGAAAAAAAAATTCTCCAGAAAAATTGACTCCAGAAGGTGAGTGCTAATGACAGATAATAGTATAGCACTTCCTTGTGATTCAGTATTACTTCCAAAGCCAGTTGATCTAACTAATATCTTTAATAGTATTATTAATCAAATCTCTATATTGGAAATGTCTGGATTGGAGAAAGAGGCTCAGCAACTCAGAGATTTATTAGAATCAATAGAAACTGTTTTGGGTTCCTTCCCTATGTCCATATCAGATCCGGTGTTTCCCACTCTAACGGTACCTGAGATAGAATGGGAGAGACGTATCACAGCTATGATTCAAGAGTATCATTTGTTTGTTCAAGTTAAGATAATGGAGATTGTTAATACAGTATTACCGATATCTTTCTCTGTTCCTATTATGGGTTTATCAATAGATGTTGTTAAACTATTTACTGATCCTAACTATAAAACTACTCTAAAGTCTCAGATATCTGCAGATGTTGATAAGTATTTCGCTTTAATACCTGATACATATAAAACATTTGATGGTACCTATGGGCTAGAGGTAAATGATTTCAAAGCGGAGGCGGTCTGGAATTATATTATGTCACAACTGAATAAGGGAGCTCTTGGAATATTACATGGAGCCTTTGGTGGACTTATCGATAAGTTCAGTACAATATGGTCTCCTCTCGGTTTACCGGCTCTTCCTGCATTAACTGATTTAAATGTCGAAGCATTAATCCAAGCAAGGATTCAAGCTATCGAAGCACAGATAAAGAATACCACAGATATCGATGCAAAAGAGGCTCTCCGGCGAGAGGGCCTGGCGGCCCTCGAAAAAATTTCCCTGGTCGGATATTCTCTGATGGACTTATTAGGAGGTGAACCGAATGACTTTGTCGAAAGCCTGGAAAAGAGAATGGATCGATTTAAAACTCGTTTAAGAGATTTCGGAGAGGAATGGCCTGAGTTCTTAATAAAAGAATGGATGCAGAAAGTTACGAAGTTCTTTGAGGCTATTGGTTTAAGTGCGCTGGTACAATGGATAACCTTTACGTTCTGTGACTTCTTAAAGCTGATTGGTCTTCCCTCTACTATTAGTATACCATCTGGTATCACTGTAACAATACCAGCTATAAAAAATCTTCCAGTCGCTGCAGTTGATATCAATGGAGTTGTAATACCAGCTGGTGAACCTGGATCAAATCAATTTCCTACATTAACTCCACCACCTGCAGAAGAGTAACTTAAAGAGTATAAATAGATATATGGCAATTAATTATCAAGGATCAAGAATATCTCAAGCGAGTCCTATTAGTACGGTTTCTCGAAAAAAGGGTTGGGCTGATTTAAATTTAAAATTAACTCGCCATCCTATACGAAAAGATATCATACCTTTAAAGGATGATGAAGCTATAAAGAACTCTGTTAAAAATCTTGTGTTAACTAATTTCTTTGAAAGGCCGTTTCAACCACAAGTTGGAGCTAACTTAAGAGGACTTCTATTTGAACCAGCAGATGCTATAACTAAATATGAATTATCTGATGGCATTAAACAAGTATTAGTTGATTATGAACCAAGGATAAGAGTAACAAGAGTTGGTATAGAAGATGAATCAGACAGAAATGCATATCGTATTACAGTACATTTTCAAATAATTGAAATGGATTTAAATACAGAAGTAGAGATTGTACTACAAAGACTAAGGTAAAACTATGGCATCAAATTTAAAAACAACCGAATTAGATTTCGCAGATATAAAAGATAATCTTAAAAACTTTTTAAAAAGACAGACTGTCTTTAATGATTATGATTTTGAAGGTGCGGGATTAAATGTACTATTAGACGTTCTAGCTTATAATACACATTATAACGCTATGGCCGGACACTTGGCTCTTAACGAAGCCTTCTTGGACTCAGCTCAAATAAGAGGTAATGCAGTCGCAAGAGCTCGTATGCTAGGATATGTTCCGGCATCACAGTTATCGCCGAGAGCTGTGGTTAATTTAGTAATTGATGTTTCGGCAGTCTCCGGTGCTAAGCCAACTAATTTATCTCTACCAAGAGGAACAAAATTAAGTGCTTCAGTGGATGATGAAACATATCAGTTTGTTACTTTAAATACTCAGTCTGCTACGCTTACAAGTAATACATATACTTATAATAATGTAGCTATTGCAGAAGGTAATTATAATTCTATTAAATATAGAGTTGATAATGATATTGAAAATCAGAAACATCAGATTCCTAATAAGTCTGTAGATACATCCACATTAAGAGTAAGAGTACAAGCTAATGAAGAATCAACTTCTTTTGATATTCATACTTTATTTACTACATTACTTAATGTAGATTCTTCTTCTAAAATATATCACTTACAAGAAAATACTTCTGGATATTATGAAGTATATTTTGGTGACGGCGTTACTGGTTCAAAACCTACTAATAATAATATTGTTACTCTTGATTATATCCATTCAAGCGGAACCGAAGCTAATGGTGCTTCTACCTTTGCAATGGTAGATCAAGTCGGTGGGTTTTCTAATATTACAGTTACTACTGTTTCAAATGCTACAGGTGGAGCTGATGGAGAAACTTTAGAATCAGTTAGATATAATGCTCCTTTAACTTATACCTCTCAAAACAGAGCGGTAACTGCCGATGATTATCGAGCTATTATACAAAGAGAGTTTTCTAATATTGATGCTATATCAACATGGGGTGGAGAAGATCAATCAACTCCAGACTATGGTAGAATATTTATTGCCATCAAACCAAAAACAGCAGAGACTTTAACTGTTGACGAAAAAGCAACAGTAACTGGTACTATACTAAAAGGAAAGAATGTGGTATCTATTACTCCAACAGTAGTGGATCCTAATTATTCTTTTATAGAATTAGATGTAGCATTTAAATATAATCCAAATTTAACTGACCGTACAGACATAGAATTAAAAGCAGTTGTTTCAGATACTATTGATGATTATTCATTAAATGATTTAAATAAATTTGATGGAGTGTTTAGACATTCAGCTTTATTAAGAGCTATTGATTCAGCTGATCCAGCTATTCTTAACTCTACAGTACGTCCTTTCTTATTTAAAAATATAACGCCAATTATATCAGCATCAAATAATTTTAGTTTAACATATCCTGGTTCTTTTTATGTTCCAGGAGGTTCAGATGAATCAGTAATATCTTCCACAGCATTTAAAGTTGCTGGTGTAGATAACTTCTTTGCTGATGTTGCTATAGCGGATTCTACCAATAGACAAATATTTGCTTATAGATTAGTTGGTTCAACAAAGGTCACTACAATAAATAATTGTGGTACTGTTAATCCAAGCGAAGGTACTATAACATTAAATCAATTTATTCCGGATGATACTACTTCAATTAGAATTACTGTTACACCAGAGTCTTTAGACATTGCTCCAAAAAGAGATGAAATACTTTCTATTGATTCTACAAGAACTACTATGATTGCAGATAAAGATACTATTGCAACATCAGGTTCTTCTGGTAGTATTAATTATTCAACAACATCAAGATTTAGATCGAGCACATAATGAGTGGATATGGATCAGATGCATCTAACCCGAGTTACGTCGAGTCAGTTGCTTCATTAAAAAAGAAAACAAAAGAAGACTTAAGAATAGATCAACTTATACCTGAGGAAATATTAACTAACTCAGGCGATGCTGGTATTAAACAGCTTCTTGAAAAATATTATGAATTCATGAATATGAAAGAATTCATATATGTTGAGAACGAAACTTATACAGATCTTATAGCATCTGGAAGAGCTGTCTTTAGAATTACTGATCCTAATAATGATAATAACGAATTTTTTACAGATCATGATGGCGCTAGTTCTACACTAATAGTAACTAATATTGATAACACTACAACAACAATACCATTATCAGGAACTAATGTACAAATTTCTAATGGTAATGAATTACCTGGTACGTTAAAAGATAGAACAACTGAAATTGGTAAAACATTTACTGTAAGTGGTTTGTCAGCTCATAATGCTAAGAACGCAACTTTAACAACACCCACTACTTATTGGGTAGGTCCTGGTCCTTCATATGTAATTAATGCTATTGAAGAGGCTATGAATATAGATGAGAATACAGATGATTATTTGGAATTGATGCAAAAAGAAATAGCACAAGCAATTCCTAGAACACTAACTGTTAATAAAAGAAATCTATATAAAAATATAGTTGACTTTTATAAATTAAAAGGTTCATCTGATTCTATTGAAATATTTTTTAGATTATTGTTCGATGAAAATGTTGAAGTTGCATTTCCATATGATAAAACATTAATTCCTTCTTCTGGTAAATGGGACACCGGTCTTAATAGATATTTAGATCACAAAGGGTTTTTGTCAGATAATGTTAAATTACAAGATTCAAAATTTTATCAAAAGTTTTCTTATGTAGTTAGAACTGGTAAGAATTTAAGTGATTGGGAAACTGCATTTGATAAATTAGTTCATCCAGCTGGATTTATTTTCTTTGGTGAAATTTTAATTTTAACACAATTGACAAGAGCAGCTTTAGGAGATAATATAAGACAAAACGCTGTTGAATTAGATACTGGATTTAATGAAGGATCGGCTGGTTCTATACCTGTTCCAGATCAAGCTGGTTTTGTATACACATATAAAGATCTTTATGGTAGATTAAATAGAAAAACTTTATCATCAATGCCGGGATTACAACCTGGTGTTATTGGAGCAGAAGATCTACCATTATTAGTAGAAGCATTCGCATCTTTCTTCTTACCATCTGTTGAAGCTCAGATAGCATTAGGCGGACAATTATCTGCTACTTTAAATTCTAGTGGAAATATAACAAACGTAAATATAGCAAATCCTGGATTTGGTTATCCAGTTAATCAAGCTACAAAGGTTACTGTGAATGGTCAAGATTTATTTGATGGGCCTGCAGTAACTGTTACTGGTGATGGATCAAGTGGAGCAGTAACCTGTAAAGTAGATATAGATGGAAGAATAGATAGCGTAACAATATCCTCAGCTGGTGTTGGATATTCTTCTGTTGGAATTACACCAGCTGCAAATAGTAATCAAGGAAAATTAGTATCGTTAAAAACTGCAGGACCATTTGGAGATAAAACATTTACTACAGCTCCTATTCTTACTTTTGATGCTCCAACTTCAACTGATGCAGATGGTAATTTATTAGCTAGTAATGTTACTGCTATAGCAACTACTCAAATAGCAGCTGCAGATAATTTATCAGATCCAGATAATCCAATATATAAAGGCGAAATTACTGGATTTACAATTACTAATGCTGGTAATGGATATGTTGTAAACCCAGGAATTAGATTTGGTTCAACAACTTCAGCTGAAGAAAGAGCTAAAGAGGTTAAAGAAATAGTAATACTAGCATTAAATCACGTAGCTACCGAAGTCAACGACGAGGCGTTTAGAACGTTGATAAATAATAATTACTATAATAAAAAACAAGAATCATATTATGCGCATAAAAAATTTAGAGATGAATATCCAATAAGCTTTTTTTCTAATAATATAATACAAAACTCCGCTTCATCTGTTATAAATAGATTTAACAGTAAAGCAATAATTTTACAGGAATAATAAAATGACAGCAATAGTAACAACACCATTTAGAGTAGTCAATGCTCAAAACTTTAAAGAGGATGTGGCCTCTAGTAGTGTATATGTCGCTATCGGAAAATCAGATGTTTGGTCAAATTCAACAAGTGATACTACTGATACTACGCCATTTACTCCCTTAGATAATATTGACAATATAGCAGATGCATATCAACAAATGATTGGTATGAAAAAAGTAACAGCTTCAGAAGTTTCACACATAGTACCAAGACATACATGGACATCAGGTAGATCATATGTGGCTTGGGATTCAGATGATGCAACAATATATGATAAATCTTTTTACACAATCACATCCGAGTTTAAAGTTTATAAGTGTATTATAGCAGGATCAGGAGCTTCTACAATTGAACCAGTACATATTAATACAATACCAACTGCAGAATCAGATGGATATTCATGGAAATATATGTATACTGTAACTGTTACTGATGCTGAAAAATTCTTAACAACATCATATATGCCAGTAAATACTTTAGGTTATCCAACAACTGCTACAGTAAATGGTGCGACAAGTTCTTCAGCGTCTGCAACTTTATCAGCTGCAAATGAAAAGATTAAAGCTGGTCAATTAGTAACTGGTGCTGGTATTTCTGGTTCAGTTACTGTTTCGGCGATTAGTGGGACAACATTAACGTTATCATCAGCACAATCATTGACTGATGGTGGTACATTAACCTTCGGTAGATTTGCAAATACAGATGTTAACTTTGCAAACCAAACTGCACAAATTAATTCACTAGCTCATGCTAACGCTGCTGGTATAGAAAGATTAGAAGTAACAAATGCGGGTCAAGATTATAGTAGTACTCCAACAGTAACTATTACGGGTGATGGAACTGGTGCTACTGCTACTGCAGTAATGGCTGGATCCGGATCATCTCAAACAGTAGCATCAATTACTGTAACTGCAAAAGGTACAGATTATAATGTAGCTGATGTAGTAATTAGTGGAGGTGGTGGTTCATTAGCTACTGCTCGAGCAGTTATATCTCCAGTAAATGGCCATGGAACAGATCCTATTTCAGAATTAGGAGCATTCTTTGTTGCTGTTAATACACAATTATCTGGATCAGAAGGTGGAGACCTTACAGTAGGTCAAGACTTTAGACAAATATCATTACTTAAAAATCCACAAAACTTTGCTTCCGATGTTACAGCAACAGCAACAACTTTAAGAGCAAGAAGATCATTAAGATTAAATTCTTCTGCTTCACTTACTGGATTTGCAGTTGACCAAGTAATAGTAGGTAGTTCATCAGGAGCTAAAGCATATTTAATTGAAATAGATACATCTAATAAAGTATTATATTATTATCAAAATGCTAAAACTGGTTTTGGTAATTTTGTTTCAGGAGATACTATTACTGGTACACTTCCAAGTGGTGGTAGTGCAACATTAAATACAAGTGATTTCTTTGGAACATTAGCTAACGGTTATGGACCTGAAGTAAAAAGAAATAGTGGTCAGTTGATATTCTTAGAAAATAGAACACCAATTAATAGATCATCATCACAAATTGAAGATATTAAATTAATTGTTGAATTCTAATATAGAATTTAAGAGAGAAAAATATGGGAATAAGTAGAGTTAGAAATTATAATATTGCGCCGTACTACGACGACTTTGATGAAACTAAAAATTATCATCGTATACAATTTAGACCAGGTCACGCAGTACAAGCAAGAGAACTTACACAATTACAAACAGCTTTTCAAGCTCAATTAGATAGGTTTGGCCAATATGCTTTTAAAGATGGCGGAAGAGTTGTTGGTGGTAAAGTTACATTAAATACTGAATACGATTTTATTAAATTAACTAATGCTTCATTTACGCATAGTTCTACTACTTATTCAACAACATATCAATCTGCTAACTTAAGTTCATTAGTAGGATCAACTATTACTGGAACTAGTCAAAGTGGTAACCAAGTAAGTGCTTTAGTATTACAAGCCGTTCCTGCCACTGGATCAGATCCAAGTACTTTATATATTAGATATTTAAATGCTGGTGGAGCTAATAAGACTGTAGAAAAATTTGTTGCTGACGAAGTATTTTCTAATGATGCGGGTACTGCTCTTTTTGGTAAAGTCGGAGCATCTGGAGTAAGTCCAATTGGACAAGGGTCTGTTGTTAACATAGAAGAAGGCGCATATTTTATTGCGGGAACTTTTGTTTATGTAGCTGCTGGCTCATTACTTCTAGATAAGTATACTAATACTCCTAGTTATATTATTGGATTAAATGTTACTGAATCTTTCGATGTTGATAGCGCAACTGATACATCATTAAACGACAACGCTCAAGGTACACCAAACTTTGCGGCACCAGGCGCTCATAGATATAAAATTTCTACTGCACTTATTAAAGAAAGTTTAACTGCACCAAATACAACGCATTCAAATTATATTTTGTTAATGAAAGTTAATAGTGGTGTTATACAAGTAGAAACATCTGACACTAGCGGAAATACAGAATTAAGTGCTAGGTTAGCTAGAAGAACACATGAAGAGTCTGGTAACTATTCAGTAAGACCATATACATTAGATATAAGAGAACATTTAGATGATGGAGCTGGTAATGGTGGTTATTTAACTTCAGGAAATGGAGGAGCTGCAACAAAATTAGCAGTTGGTGTTGAACCTTCAGTATCATATGTACAAGGATTTAGAATCGAAAATCTAGCAACAAGTTATGTTGCTGTTGATAAACCAAGAACATTTGTAAATGAAAATCAACAATCACTTCAAATGCAGGTAGGTAACTTTGTTAAAGTAACTAGAAGTACTGTACGAGGTATGCCAGATATTGGTGGTACTAATGGTGCTTATAAAACTGTTGCACTAACTTCAACTCTTTCTGGACAAGGCAGTCTTGCTGGTACAGCTAGAATTAGAGGCTACGAAGAATTCTCTTCTACTGTAGATCATGTATTTTTATTTGATATTGTCATGACTACTGGTAGTTTTTCAAATGTTACTACTCTTACTCAAACTAATCCTAGTGGCCAAGCCTTTACTGCAACACTTGCAAATACCGGTGTTAGATTTGATACTGGTAATAATGGATTAGTATTTAAGTTACCATTTACAGCAACTAAATCTTTATTAGATTCTACACCACAAGATCCACCAAGATTTGTAACACGACAAAGAATGCAAACAGATGTTTCCGGAACAAGTACAAATGCTACTGTTTCATTTAATAATTTTGATGGAACGTTACAATCTGAAAATGATGTGTTCATAGCAGTTGGAGCAAATGCTCCTGTTAAAGTTCCAGTTTCTTGTATTACAACTAATGTTGGTGATGGAACATTAACTATTACAAATGTTGGCAATGGTATTCCTACAATGGGTAGTGGTACACCACATGTTCAAGTTGTATTTTCTGTACAAAAAACTTCAACAGGATTAAAAACAAAAACTAAACAAATTGTCAATAATCAAAATTTTACATATTCAGCTTCTACTGGTCATATTCCATTAGATAAGTCTGATATTAAAAGAGTTACTGCAATAACAATTGGTGGAGTAGATAAGCTTTCATCCTTTACTTTAGATAATGGTCAAAGAGATAATTTTTATGATGAAGGTAGATTAATTCCAGTAGATTCAATCGCAAATGGAACTGTTGTTCAAGTTAGTTTTGAACACTATCAACATGGTAATGGAGATTACTTTACAGTTGATTCTTATGATACTGGAGAGTATGAATCAATTCCATCCTTCAATGGTATTAAAGGACTTATACAATTAAGAGATGCTATCGACTTTAGACCAACTAAAGCTTCATCGGGTTCTTTTACAGCTGATAATGTATTTACTTCAGGTACGGGATCTCAAAATGCAGATACACCTAAGCCTGGTTCAATACTATTAGCTGATATATCTCACTATCTTCCAAGAATTGATAAATTGTTCGTTACAAGAGAAGGTGAGTTTAAAGTTGCTACAGGTGTAGCTGATAGAAATCCTAAAGCGCCGGATGATCCAAATGATGCTATGGTTATTTACAATCTTAAATTTTTACCTTATGTATTTTCACCATCTGATTTAATACCAGAAAAAATTGATAATAAACGTTATACAATGCGTGACATTGGTTCTTTAGATAAAAGAATTAAAAACCTAGAGTATTATACATCATTATCTTTACTAGAAAAAGAAGCAGCTGATACTCAAATATTTTCTGGGTCAGATGAAAGATTAAAAAATGGATTTATTGTTGATGGGTTTTATGGACATAACGTTGGAAATGTAACGCATCCAGATTATTCTGTTGCTGTTGATAAAGCAAATGGAATACTAAGACCAAAATTTTATGAAGACAATGTTAACTTAGTTAGATTTGCTTCAGACTCTGGTAATGCAGTTAAAAATAAATCCTTAGTTACACTACCATTCGGTCATGCAGAATTTGCTAAACAACCTTATGCTACTACTTCAGAATTTGTAAATCCATATAATGTCTTTTCATGGGGTGGTCAAATAACTTTATCTCCAGAATCAGATGAATGGAAAGATACAGAAGTTAGACCCGATGTTATTATAGATGATGAAGGGGTATATGATCAATTAGTAAATATGGCAGAAGAATCTGGAATTCTTGGTACTGTATGGAATGAATGGGAAACAAACTGGACTGGTACAGAAATATCAACTACAGTAGAAGGCACTGCATTTGAAGATGAAGGTTTCTGGTGGAGAAGAGGAAGACGAAGAGGTGGTCAAACAACTACTACAGCTACAACAACAACTTCAAATCAATCAAGAACTGGTTTAAGAACTACAGTTGTACCTGATACTCAATTAAAAGAACTAGGTTCAAGAGTTGTTGAAACAAACTTTATACCATTCATACGTTCAAGAAAGATATTCTTTAAAGCTGAACTTATGAAACCTAATACAAAAGTATTAGCATTCTTTAACGGATCTAATGTTACAGATTATTGTGCTGAAGAATCTTTTGTACAATTCTCTGATCAAACTGGAGTTGTTGGTTATACTGGTTCAACATCACATCCATCTAATGGTGATTTAATTACTGATGCATCTGGTAGAGTTGAAGGATCATTTATTATACCACGTAATAATTTACTTAAATTTAAAACTGGTACTAGAGAATTTAGATTAACTGATTCTACTACAAATGATAAAAATAATGAATCAACATTTGCAGAAGCTTTATATCATGCTCAAGGTTTATTAGAAGTAAAAGAAAATGTAATTCAATCAACTAAGGTTCCAAGATTTGTAACTACTGAACTAGATCAAGATAGAGTTATACAAGAAACTAGTATAACAAGATTTACTACACCAGTTACATGGGTAGATCCTTTAGCACAAACATTTATAATCGATCAAGCTGGTGGTTTATTTGTTACTAAATTAGATTTGTTTGTACAGGCTAAGGATGCTAATATTCCATTAAACGTTTCTATACGTTCAGTAGAAAATGGTATACCTACGCAACAAATTGTTCCTGGTACAGATGTTAATTTATATCCTGGTTCAATATCAACATCAACTGATGGCTCATCAGCTACAACAGTTTCATTCGATCATCCTGTATATTTGGCTCAAGATCAAGAATATGCTATAGTACTTATATCTCAATCAGACGATTATAAAGTCTTTATTGCAGAAACAGGTGGATTTGATTTACAAAATAGTAATAATAGAGTTACTAAACAACCTTATAATGGTGTATTTTTTACATCACAAAATGCTTCAACATGGACTCCAGAACAAACAAAAGATCTTAAGTTTACTTTATATAGAGCTAACTTTACTTCTACATCTGCAACTATTACTTTAGTTAATGATGATGTTCCAGCCAAGGCTTTGAAAAATAATCCATTTACATATGTTTCAACAAGTGGTGGAAATAGCGTTATAAGAATTGCTCATCCTAATCATGGATTATATGGAGCAAATAATAAAGTAACTATAGCCGGAGCAACCGGTACTGTAAATGGAATTACTGCAGCTAATATGAATGGTACACATGATGTTATAAGCGCATCAATAGAATTAGATTCATATGCTATATCTGTAACTGGTACTGCATCATCTGTAGGAATTGATGGTGGTGGAAGCGGAATGTCTGCAACAGAAAATAGACAATTTAATACTTTAGTACCACAAATACAAACACTAGAAGTTCCAGGTACATCAATAGGACTAAGTATGGAAGGACAAACTGGACGTTCAGTTGATGGATCAGAAAGTGCTTATGTAAAAACTAGTATTGGTGGTATATTACCTAATTCAAATAATGATTTTACAGCACCACTTACTATAGCTTCAACAATAAACGAAACAAATTATACTAGTGATTCAAGTGCTGGTAATAAATCATTGGTGCTCACTGCAAGTTTAAATGGATCAGCTTTCTTATCACCAGTAATTGATATGAATAGATGTTCAGCTACTGTAGTAGGTAATAGATTAAATGATGCAACTACTAATTCAACTGCTTATAATAGTGCAGCAAACGGTAGAACATATGTAGCAGATACTGCAGCAAGTGGTATATCAAATGCTAATAGGTATGTAACAAAAAGAGTGGATTTAAATAATGAGGCTGATGTATTAGATGTTTTCATTAATGCTAATAAACCATCTGGCGCAAGTATTGATTTATACTTTAAAGTATTAGGTGCTGGTGATGATAGTGATTTCGATAGTTTAGGTTGGATTGCTGCAGCTCCAGACGAAAATATTATAACAAACGATGCTGGTTCATTTAATGAAGTTCATTATAGTATCGATCCAGCTATAGGTAAATTTGGATCATTTGCATTTAAGATAGTATTAAGATCTACAAATAGTTCTAATGTTCCAGTATTAAAAGACTTTAGAGCAGTGGCGGCAACATAATATGGCGAATAAGAAAAAATTAAAAATAGAAGATAATCCAGATCTAGTTAAAGATTTAAGTAGTGGAGCGGTTATAAATACTAATAACGGTGCTTATGAAGCTAGGCTAGCTCAATTAGAAAAAAGAAAATTAGATGAACAACAATCTAAAGATATCGAAGATATGAAAAAGGACATTGTTGAACTCACAAAATTAGTTAAAAAGTTGGTAGATAAATAATGGCAAATAACGAATCAAAAGTTTTAAAGACAAATACTCTAGAAGATTGGAGACAAAAAACTAATGCAGTATCTCACCACCTAGGTGATGTTGATCAATTAGATTCTAGATTAACTGATAAAGTATATTCATATAATAACACAAGTGCAAGTGTATTTGGTGTTTATGAGAATGATGATGCTGGTAAAAATTTAAGATTTGAATTAAGACCAGAAGAATCAATAGATGCTATAGCAACTATTATCATGACTGGTTCTCCTACTATTCCATCTTCATTTGTATCTAATGTTTTACTATATCAAGGTACGTCTGGATCTGAAACTTTTCAAGGTACAATTAATTATATTAATATTAATAAAATCTCTTTAAGAAATACTAGTGGAACATTTAATCCTGCAGTACCAATTAAATTTTCAACTGATTCAATTGCAGCTAATAAGTTAGTAAGGCTTGTTTCAGAAACATATACTCCTGGATATGTTAAGGTTACTAATAACGGTACAATTACAACACAATCATTAGTGCAAGCGGGATTTCATGTTCCTAATGTATCTTTAAGAGTAGTATTATCTGGTTCGCCAAGTATTCCGGCTTCATTTACTGAAGGAGCAACAGTTACTCAATCGGGTGGTTTTTCTGGTACTTTATATAAAGCAACATCTTCAGAACTTTTATTTAAATCTTTTACTGGATCATTTAGTCTTACACAAAATGCTGGTATTCCTCATAGTGATGCTTCAAATAGAATAGTAGCATCTGCAATATCATCTCAATCAACTCCAAATAATACTATTGGTAATTTTATTGAACTTCATACTATACCGACTAGTGATCTTATTAAAATTACTTCAACAAATGCTATAGATGCTATTGTTGAAGTACAAGATGATATTGGTGAAATTACAAGTTTAGGCACAACAGATAAATCAGATATTGTATCTTCTATTAATGAATTAGAAACTGCAGCAAGAGGGAGTAATTCAGACTATTCTTTATCAACTGGTGCTCAGAACTTTAGAGATGCCATAAGAGAACACGAAACCGATATCGGTAATATGACATTTACTGGATTAAGTGCAACTGATATCTCTTCTGCAATTAGAGAATTAAGAATAGAACTTGGTAATCACGCTTCTCTTGGTACAACATATACTACTGATGCGGTTGGTGCAATCAATGAATTAGAAACTGCTGTAAGAGGAAGTGCAGGTAATTATACAATTGGTACAAATGCAAATGATTTAGTTGCTGCTATTAATGAAATTGAAACAGTATTAAGAGATACCAATTCTGACTATGCATTAACTACTAGTGCTCAAAATGTAAGAGATGCTATTAGAGAACATGAAGCTGATATAGGTAACATGACTTTTACTGGATTGGCTGCATCAGATATTTCAGCAGCAATCAGAGAATTAAGAACAGAACTTGGCGATCATAGTACTATTGATGATGCTGCTGGTTATAGCGCAACAAATGCATCTGATGGTATTGTAGAATTACAAGGTGATGTAGGTAATGTAGATAATTTAACTACATCAGCCACTAAAGTTGTTTTAGCAATTAATGAATTGGATCTAAAACAAGGTGCAGCTGCTCTTAATGTATCAGCTACTACTTTATCTGGAGCTATTAATGAATTAGAATCAGATTTATTTAATGTAGAAGGTGGAACGAAGCGTACACTTGCAAGTTTAGGAACAGATGATAAAACTTCTATTGTTGACTCAATTAATGAATTAGAAACAGCAATAAGAGGAACAACTGCTAACTATACACTAGGTACTTCTTCAGGTGATCTAGTAGGTGCTATTAACGAACTTCATGGTGAAATAAATTCTAATGATACGGATATTGCTGATCGATTAAGACTAACTGGTTCGGGTCAAACTCTTTTACAAAATGTTACTTTTGGTGATAGTTCTAATGCAAGAAGTTTTACAATACATGAAGATTCAACAATGGATTTATCAGCTGGAACTTTACTATTACCAGGTAATGCTTCAGGTGTAAACACATTCTCAGTATCATTCCTTAATGTTGATGGTAATCAAACATCAAGTGGTATGGGTATGAGAATTGATAGAGCTCACATTGGTGGTTCACCAACTCCTTATCCAGCAGTACAATGGAAAGAATCACAGGTAGGTGCTGGTCAAGCAGAAAGAGCTTGGCAATTAGTTGGTCTTAACGACGCAGGAACTAGTTCAAATACAGCAGATATTGTAACATTTTATAATGCAAAAGATTTAATAGCAAACAACTCAGAATCTGGTATTGCAGTTGATTGGGATTCAACAAATCAAAACTTTGACTTTAATGTTAATGATCCAACTTTAACATACACCGGAGATGTTACAGGTTCTGGAACACTTACAAATTTAGGTAATTTAAGTATTGCATTAACAATCGCAGCTAATGCGGTAGAAAATAGTATGATACTAAATGATAGTCTTACAATTGGTGATAGTACAATTGCTCTAGGCGGAACAGATACTACTCTTACGGGTTTAACAGATATAGATTTAACAGTAGGAAATAAAACAATATTTGATACTGTTGGAGCGAATACTCTTACAATGGGTGCTGCAAGTACTACTATTGCTATACCCGGTAATTTATCTGTTAATGGTAATACTACACTAGGTAATGCATCTAGTGACACTGTTTCAATACCAGGTAATTTAACAATTACCGGTGATTTAACTGTTAATGGACAAAATACTATATTAAGTACTACTACTTTGGAAGTAGAAGATACATTAATTCTAATGGGTAATTCTAATACCGCGCCAACAACAGGTGGATTTGGATTAGAAACAAGAAACTTTACTGGAGTAGGTACTCATTCAAATGCAGCTTCAAATGTAACAGGTTCACACTCAATAGTTTATAACTTCCATCCATCTAAAGACAGATGGGAAATGGATGGGTCTCCACTTTTATCAGAAGCAACATTATCATCTCCAGGATTGGAAGTTAATGGAACTGATGTAGGTAATTTAAGTGGTTCTAAAACTCTGGACATCAAGGCTGGAACCGGAATAGGTTTAGCATCAACTGTAAATGGTGATGACTTTGAAGTTACAATTACTAATACTTTGTCTGGTTATTCTGGATGGTTCCTTAGTACAGATGGTACAGATAGAGGAAACATAGCGGATGACGAAAGAGTCGACTTCTTTGGTGACGATGCAATTAGTGTTAACTATGATACTGCAACCTCGCCCAATCGTAATAGAGTAAAAATTGATCACAATGATATTGGGCCTGGAGCTGGAACTACTGGCCAGCCTTCAACTGAAGATGGTCAATATATCAAATCAATAACTATCGATAAACACGGTCACATAACTGCACTCACAGGTGATGACTTTGATGATAGATATGTACAAGAAGCAGAAACCTCAACAACATCAACTGTAAATAAGGTAGTTAGAAGAGATGCAAGCGGCGACATATTTGGTAGATTTGCAAATCTAACGGGATCAGTTCCTACTAGTGGAACAGCATCAAGTCCACCAGTAGTATTAGGTGGTAATGGCTCAGATAATTATATAAGAGGATTTGCTGCAAGTAGTCTTAACGTTGCTTTTGCAGATAATGCAGATCATCCAAGAATTAGTGAATTTAATAATAGTGCAAATTATCAATTATTGTTTGTCACAGAAAATGGTACAGGCCAAAATCAAAATATTGCTATTGATACAGACAATGCTCATTTACGTTATAATCCAAGTACGAACGTTCTTTCTGGAATAACAGATCTTTATTCTACAGATTTTCATGGTAATTTAAGATTAGCAAGTGCTCAATCTATTAGACAACCAAGTGCTTCCAACTGGGATGGTGATCCGGGCACTGATGGTAAAATACAGTATCATTCTCAAAGATGGTATATAGTTGGTGGATCAAATTCAAATTCTCGACTAGTACAGTTTAGAAAAAATAATGTTGATCTTTCATACATTGCTCCTTCAGGTAATTTTGTAGGAAATGTAACTGGTAATGCAGATACATCTACTCAAGTTTATGTAAATGGAGCATCAAATAGTGCTAGTTATAGATTAATATTTGGTGAAACAAATGATGGTCATAACGGCTATGAAACTTTATATAAAGATACAGCAGCTAACATATATTATAATCCAAGTAGCAATACATTAACAACTACTACGTTTGCTGGAGCTTTATCGGGTAATGCAACTACAGCTACAACCTTACAGACAGCAAGAACTATTGGTGGTGTATCGTTTAATGGTAGTGCAAATATTAATCTACCCGGTGTAAATACTGCAGGTAATCAAAATACCACTGGTACTGCAACAAATGCTACTAATGCTGCTAACGTATATACTACACAAACAGCTGGTACAAACGCTACACACTATGTTACATTTGTATCTACTAATTCATCAGCTAATAAAGGATTAAAATTTGATCCTGGTATGATGTATAATCCAAGTACTAATACACTTGGTGATGTTAACTTTAAATTTAAAGGTACTTTAACTGGTAATGCATCTACTGCTACTTCAGCAACAAGTGCTAGTTCAGCTACAACAGCTGGTTCAATTACTAGTCAGGCTAACTCAGCTACAACAACTCATACGTCAAATAATACTGCAAATCAGATTGTTTCAAGAGATAGCTCTGGCAACTTTAGTGCTGGTACAATATCTGCTTCACTTAGTGGTACTGCAACAGTAGCAAGTACTGTTCAAATGAATACTTCAGGTTCTGCTTTGAATTATAGAATGGTGTTTACAAATCCAGATGATAGTGCTGGCTCTAAATCGTTATATAAAGATAGCGTTGCTAATTTCTATTATAATCCAAGCGCTAATAGACTTTATGTTACTAACCTTAATGCTAATTTAGCAAGTTCTACTGGATATGCTTATGGTAATCTAACGGGTACACCTACTATACCAACTAATAATAATCAGTTGACAAATGGTGCAGGTTATACTACTTTTGCTGGTAATACATATTCTAATAATATGAATCAGTATGTAAGAACTTCTGATACAGTTACGTTTGCTGAAGTTAGATCAAGTGGAGATATTATAGCATATTACTCTGATGATAGACTAAAAGATAGAATTAATAATATTGAAAATGCATTAGATAAAGTAAGTCAATTAAATGGATTTATGTTTAGACCTAATGCTAAAGCTATAGAATTAGGTATCGATACTGATGAATTAAAAGTTGGTGTAAGTGCTCAAGAAGTTGAAACCATTTTACCAGAAGCTGTTAAAGACGCTCCAGCATTGGTTGAAAATAGTGAAGATTATAAAACAGTACAATATGAAAAACTGGTTCCATTATTGATTGAAGCAATAAAAGAATTAAAAGATCAAAATAAAGAAATGAAAGCTGAGATAGAAAGTCTCAAAAGTATAAATAGTTAATAAGGAAGTGAAGTAGTGGCAATTATATCGAATTTGACAATTGACCAAGGTACAACATTTACTGCAAATATAGATTGTACAGCCTCTGATGGTAATACATTAAATCTAGCAGGATATAGTGCGGCAGCTCAATTAAGAAAAACATATAGTTCATCTACTAGTACAGCCTTTACAGCTATTGTAGCTAATGCTACAACAGGAAGATTACAAATATCTTTAACTGCTACTCAAACGGGAGCCTTAGAAGCTGGAAGATATGTGTATGATGTTGAAATAACTGATTCCAGTGGAATCATAACGAGAGTAGTTGAAGGACAAGTAGAAATTACACCGGGAGTTACTAGATAACATGCCGACTATTAAAGCTAGAGTTAATACAAATCAAAGCCAAGTAGTCGCTAAAAAGTTAGCAATTGGCCAGTTTAATATATCAATGTCAGATATTGCTGATGTTGATACTACAGGACAAACCGATGGTGCCATGATGATTTTCGATGGTACTTCAGGAAAATATAAAATGTCTACACAAATAGACAACGAAAATTTAAGTATAAGCGGAGGAACATACTAGTATGTCAAAATTAACAAGAATAAAGATATTAACCACGGGTTCTACCACCACTGCCCCAACTAATATCAAAACCGGTGAGTTAGCATATTCGTATGTAACTGGTACACAAGCCAATAACGGTGATAGATTATATGTCGGTACTGGAACAGAAACGGGTGGTGTTGCTGCTTCAGTCGATCTTATTGGTGGTAAGTATTTTACTCAATTACTTGATCATGTTCATGGTACTGTAACCAATAATAGTGCTGTCATTGTAGACGGCAATAAACACATTGATCAAATTAATATTGGATCTTTAGCATTAGAGGCAAGCGGTGGATCAGGACAGGTAGTAACAAGTATTGTTACATCAATGCCAGGATCTCCAACTGATGCTCAACTTATTACAGCACAAGGTGTTAAAGAATTTATAGATACCATTGACCTATCGGTTGCTGGTGATTCTGGTACAATTGCAATTGATGTATTTACGGGTGCTGCAACAGCAGAAGAAACTCTAACAATTGCTGGTACTGCAAACGAAGTTGAAACAGCTGCTTCAGGAAATACAGTAACAGTTGGATTACCAAATGATGTAACAATATCTAATAATTTAAGTGTTGGTAATAACTTTGATGTTACTGGTCAAGCAGAAATTGCTTCATTAAATGTTGAAGATTTAACCAATAATAGAATTGTTATAGCTGGATCTGATGGTGAATTAGAAGATGATGCCAACTTTACTTTTGATGGTACAACATTACAAGTTGGTGGATCAAACTTCCAGGTTGCACATGCTACTGGTAATACAGTTGTTGGTGGAACATTACAAGTAAATGGAAACGTTACTTTAGGTAATGCTTCAGGAGATACTGTACAAACAACTGGTAATATGACTGTTGGTGGAAACCTAACAGTTAATGGTACTACAACATCAGTTAATTCAACACAAACAACATTAACTGACCCAATGATAGAATTGGCAAAAGATACTTCTTCTGCTGATGGTCTAGACAGAGGGGTAAGATTTAAATGGCATAATGGTTCAGCAGTAAAAGATGGATTCTTTGGATTTGATATTCAGACACAAAGATTCTCATTTACCCCAGATGAAGATTTAAGTGGTGGAGATAATGCTTCATCGCCTTGGGGTGATTTAAATATTGGTGATATTTATGGTACTGGTGCAACATTAGATAATATTAGAATAGCAGTTACTGGTGCTAATGAAATTGATACTTCTTCAGGTAACTTAACTATTGATTCAGCTGGTGGTACAACTACTATTGATGATATATTAAGTGTAACTGGTGCAGCAACAATTACTGGAGCTGTAACACTTTCAGATGGAACAGGTCTTAGAGTTAACCAAGGTGGTACTGGATTAAGAAGTTTCTCTGGCGATGCTATTATGATTTCAAATGCCGGTGGTACAGCAATGAACTTTATAACAAGTTCAACAACCGGTGCAATGTTACAATTTAACAGTTCTGGTGTTCCTGTAGCTTCTGATATTATTGATGGCGGTACTTACTAATATAAATATATTAGTGATCAGTAAATACTGATTTTAAAATTAAAAGCCCTATATAGGGATTGAACATAGGAGCCAAAATTGGCACGACAGACGAACATTAAGTTGAGGCGTTCGGCAACGGCCGGTGCTATACCAACAACAAGCAATTTAGATCTAGGTGAACTAGCGTTAAACACGTATGACGGTAAGTTATACACTAAAACTACTGAAGGTAGTTTAGATAGCGTTATTCAAGTTGGATCTGCTACTGATTCTTATTTTAAAATTCGTAAAGCTGTTACTACAGAACTTACAGTAACTGTAGCTTCAAAATCAACTAATCATATAGACCACGGAAATGGATCTTCGCTAGCATATTATATTAATGGTATTGAATCACCACATTTTCAATTAGTACCTGGTAATACATATAAATTTGACCAATCTAATAGTTCTAACTCCGGTCATCCATTAAGATTCTATTATGAATCTACAAAAACTACCGCTTATACAACTAATGTAACAAGTAGCGGTACTCCAGGAAGTTCCGGTGCTCATACAACAATTGTTGTTGGAGATAATACACCAAGTGGTTTAAGTTATCAGTGTACAGCTCATGGATATATGGGTGGTAGAGTTAGTTTTAATACTAGAAACTTTACTGGATTTGATACTGATGATTTAACTGAAGGTTCAACTAATTTATATTTTACTAATGCTCGAGCAAGAAGCGCAATTAGTGTAAGTGGAGATTTATCTTATAATAGTTCAACTGGTGTTATATCATTTTCAGAAAGAAGTACTGCTACTATAAGAGCTTTAATATCAGTTACAGATGCTGGTGGTGATGGATCATTAGCATATAATAATACATCAGGTGTGTTTACATACACTGGTCCAAGTGCAAGTGAAGTACAAGCACATATTTCTGGCGGTACAGGTGTAACAGTTTCAAGTGGTCAAATAAGTATTGGCCAAGCAGTTGGTACTTCAGATAACGTAACATTTAATAATATAACTGGTACATTACAAACTGCAGCACAACCAAATATTACCTCGGTTGGAACTTTAACAAGTTTAGCAGTTTCAGGCGCAGTGACAGTTGGTGGTAACTTAACTGTTAATGGTACAACCACTACTATTAAAACAACCACATTAGATATTGAAGATAAAAATCTAACAGTTAATTATTCCGCAGGTGATTCAAGCTCTACAGCTGATGGAGCTGGTATTACCATACAAGATGCTGTCAACAGCACAACAGATGCTACTATATTATGGAACGGAACTAATGATAGATTCTATTTCTCACATGGTATAAGATTACCCGATAACCAAGATTTAAGACTTGGTGATGGTGATGATTTAAAAATATTTCACAATGGTAATAATAGTATTATACAAGATAATGGTACTGGTCATGTACAAGTATTATCAGGAACATTTACTGTTGGAAATGCAACGTTAAGTAAAACATCTGCAGTATTTAATTCTGGTGGTTCACAAGATTTTTATCATAATAATGCTAAAAAATTAGAAACAACTAACTCAGGTATATCAGTCACGGGTGGTGTCGTAGCTTCTGCTGTTTCTCAATTTACGGATATAAATATTCCTGATAATAATGCGGCACGATTTGGTAATAGTCAAGATTTACAAATATATCATAATGGTTCAGATTCATATGTAGACGAAGTAGGTACTGGAGAATTATTAATAAGATCTGACGGTCTTGGTATTAAATTACAAGCAGAAACTGGTGGTACTTATTACGATGCACTTCAGGCAACAGCCTTTGGCACAACTCTTTTATATCAAGGTAGCGCTAAATTATCTAGTAATTCAGCTGGTGTTGTTACTACTGGAACAATAAATGTAAATAGTGCTTATACATTACCAACATCAGATGGTACTTCAGGGCAAGTATTACAAACAGATGGTAGTGGTACATTAAGTTTTGCTACAGTATCTGGCGGTGGCGGTGGAACAGTAACT